GTGTCGCGTATCGTAATCTGCATCTGTCGCTGACCCTCGGGGCCTGTTGTCTCTTGCGTCTGGACATCATGGCCTGTTGATGTGGTTGTCTGGTCATTGATGGTGACACTGATACCGCCTCCACCGCCACCACCACTTCCACCCTGTGCGCCTATGGACGGCACACTTTCGCCCCGGCTCATTTTCTCAAGGTTGCCCGCCCCTATTCTTCTCGTGGCCGCTGCATCCATGACGAATTCTTTTCCGTGGACGACGCCCGCTACTTCTCCCTCTGCACCGTCCCCAGTGTAGCCGCCATCTTGAAAGCCGCCACCTTGGTATTCTGCCCCCTGTATCTGTGCAACTTGAACGGCACCAAGTGCACCAACTGTTGCGGCCAATGCAAAGTTAAGAGGAGGAGGAGCTGATGCAAGCGCTTTTGAGACTGCCAGCGCTGTAGAAACGACAGCTTCAGCTGTTGCCAGCGCCTTCCATGTTGCAAACTGCTTTTCTCCGCCCTTTTCTGCTATGTCGGCCATGTTGCCAAAAATCTGCCCAACAGTGCTTAATGCGGTTTGTTGATAGTCGGTAAAAAGTTTAATGCCTTGCATTTGTGGCTCAATTGTAGCGTCTGAGCCTTCTTGTGAGATTTGAATCATTCTTTCCTGGTGCTGCCTAAACGATTCCTCTCTAAGCGCTTCTTTCTCGCCCATGCTGATGTTGAAAGAATCAATCATGTCTAGCTGGTCAGCGTAGCGGGTGAACTCGGCTTGGCCAGGGTTAAGCTGTGCTCTTATTGACTCAAGCGCGGATGCCCGTTCTGCTTCGGCATCCAGCGCCCCGCGTATACCCTTTTCAAGCGCTACATATTCAGCGGCTTCAGCTGCGGTATAGCCCTTGCTTTCAAGCTGTAGCTCTCTCTTTGTTTCTCTGATTGCCACTTCTGCTTTAGTCGCCGATACGCCCGCTTCAATCAGTGCATTATGCGCGCGTAGAAATGTTAATTCTAGCTGTATGCCAGCGGAGGCGGCACCGGTTGATCCGGTTAAACCATCGGTTGATCCTGTTAAATCATCAATCTTGCCGCTTGTTTTCTCTACCTCTTCCCAGAACTCAGTTTGCCGCTTTGTGATCGCTTCAATTGAGCTTTTAGAGTTGTCAATTGAAAGTTTTTCATTATCAATTTCTTGGCGCAGGGCCTTGACCACCCCCTCTCCCTCAGCTTGGTTGGCAGACCAGAATTCAATGCTTTGGGCGATTAGTGATATTGCCTCTTCCGCATCCTCGATTGCGGTCTTCTGCTCCTCAATACTCAGCCTGAACTGGGTATTGATAAACTCTCTTTGCGCCTGAGTAGCTTTTCCAAGCTCAGCTACAAGGCCCTTAGTATCTTCTGTTAGTTCAGTTATTCCTTTGCCAGTTCCAAACAACGCATCCCGGAAGTAATACAGTGACCCGGCTGCAATCAGGGCAATACCGATAGGCCCGCCAAGTAGGGCCATAGCGCCGGTAAGCCCGCGAGCGGCAACTGTTCCGGCTGTCATTGCGGTTGTCGCTGTCGCTGTCGCTGCGGCGTGTGCTCCTGCGGCTACGGCCGCTCTTTGGCGGGCTATTGACAGCTGGGTAGTCGCGAATGTGTGAGCGTTAGTCCCCGCTGTCGCCGCAACATCAATCCGAGATGTATTCACTAGCGCCAAGGCCACCGCCTTTTCTGCGCCGGTACGCCTTAGCAATGCAGCCGAAGCCGCCGCATCTGCATTAATTCCCTGAACGGTTGCTATCTTTCGCGCAACCATGGCGGCTGCCGATTTCGTAAGGGCACTAGCGAGACTAACAGAAAGCACGATCCCCAGAACGGCAGCTGCGTCCGCAAGCGCCTCTGTCTGTTCCGCTGCATCCCCCAGCGTGTCTCCGTAGCCGGACCACAACCGCACGAGGTCGGTAGCCTGCTGTATCGCGCCCCTCAAAACTGTTGACTGCGCATCGCCGATTTTAATAAAGGCCACATCAACGGCTGAGCCAAAGGCGTCCATATCGCCCCTGAGCGTGTCCATCTGTTTCGCTGCGGTGTCAGCCGCTTGGCCTGTTGACTGTAGCTGTCCTTCCATCTCCCTGAGCGCGGCTGACCCTTGGGTAATAAGTGCTGCAAGCGCAGGCCCCGCCTCTGCGCCAAAGTCTGAAACAGCTTTGTTGGCAGTTATTCCTTTATTTTCCAATTCCTCTAAAATGTCAACCATCGGTTTGAATTGGCCGTTCGCATTCTTTATAGATATGCCCAGCTCAGCGGCCTTGTCGGGGAGCTCGTTAAGTATTGCGCGAAAGCCTGTACCTGCACGCTCGCCGTTACCAAATGACGTTGTTAGGATGCCCAAGGTTGCCGTGGTAGCTTCAAGCGATTGGCCCAGCGCGGCGGCTGTTGGGCCTGCGTTACGCATAGCAACCTGTAGCCGGTTCACGTTCAAAGAGCTGGCCGCAATGGCCGCCACGAAAACGTCAGCAACTCGCCCGGAGTCTTCAGCTTCCAGATTAAATTGGTTGATTGTGGCGGTTGTCAGCTCCGTTGCGCGGCCAAGATCCGCTTGGCCTGCTTCTGCCAAGTTCAAGACGTTGGGCAATGACGCCATCTGCTCTTCAACAGCTTGCCCGGATGAAGCTAGAGCGTAAAGCGCTTTGGTGGTTTGGGCAGGGTTAAATCGAGTGGAGGCCGCTGCCCTTAGAGCTTCGTCAGATAGGGCTTCAAGCTGCATTGTGGTTGCAGATGATACGGCACCGACGTTTTGCATGCCTTGTTCAAAACTAGCAAACTCGGAAATGATGCGGCCAAAGGTCAGGCCGCCAAGCGCTGCCGAAGCAACACCCACAACAGAAATCAAAGCGGGAAAGGTGCGCGAGCTTAGCCGCGTTGCAGTGCGGTCAACACGATCGCCAGAATTGCCAAAGCGGTCAAGGTCACCGGCACCACGGCGAAGGCCGGAGCTATCGACGCGGAAACCCAGGCTCGCGAGGTCAGTCATTATACGCTCCCATTAAATCGTTGCTTGCGCCGTCAATTCGGCTGATCTGTCTCGGCTGTCCATCAAATGCGCTTGCATTGCTTCCAGCGTCTCTTCGTTGCGCTCGATATAGGGCACGTCGTCTGCAATGTCTCCTTGCTCGCTGCCTTTGTTTCGCCAGTTAACGTATGCACGCGACATCTCCATCAGCATTTGAGCGTCCCAGCTAGAGAGCCATGACCCTGTTAGCCGAATGTAGCTCTCTATTTCTTGCCAGCTTGTAGGGCTGATCGACATACCGCCCTGACCAACCAAGCCCAACTCCTGAACCGCGTTTGCTAGGTACTCAAGCCCGCTGATCTCAGGCGTACACGTGTATGGATGCCCCTCGCCGTACTGCTCGTAGCGATTGCGCTTATCTTCTTTACGTGCCCTATTTGGTACTGAGTGCATCCATCCTATCTGCCCAGCCCAGAGCCTCAGTCGCTCTCGCCCGGTTGAGTAAAATTCTCCTGATTCATCACCCACTTCAGGGCCTGAATGCGGATATCTTTGTACTTGATGTACATATCAATCAAGGCAGCTTCGGCAGCGCTTTCATAGCCGGGGATGTTTTCGGTTTCCAGAGTCATCCGGGAAAACAGGTTCGCGTCTTCTCGGGCAATCTCTTTTGATGTCCGGCTGTCTTTCTTGCCGCTGGCCTTCATTGCTTTGCGCTGGAACGATGTCCACGTTCCGGAGTCAGGGCCTTTGAGCTTAATTCGGAGTGGTTTGGTTGTGCCTTTGTCTGCATAGGCCAAATCGCCGTCAGTGCCGGGCTTGGTCAGGTGCAACCACGAGCCGGACTCGGAAGCGGATTCGGTGTCGAACATTTGTAGGATATTGGTGTTTTCGTCTTTTGCGATTTTCATCATCTCATACCTTGCGACGCATCCAATTTAGGTTGGCGGGCAGACGGTGGATGAAGCCGCTCTTCGGTTGCCCTAGCCCGCCAAAACTGTTTACTCGTTACGCCGCTGCTACGCGGATGATCGGTGTGTTGATTTCAACTTGCACAGTCGATCCGACCATGCTGTTTGCAGAGCCTGGCGCTTTGGTGTAGCTGAAAATGCGGGCACTGTAGTAGTCTACCGAACCGTCTTGATACTCAATTTTAAAACTGTGCTGCGTGTTCTTCGTTGCGCCTTCAACACCAGCGGCAAGAATGATCTGACCGGCGTCAGCGGAATCAAACTCCAAGCCCATGCTTTGCGAGCCGTAGTTGATAAAACCTTTGAACTTCTCGGTGATACCAGTTGCCAAGGGGTTAGATTCAACCACCTGCACATTCGGACCATACTCGGGCAGGTCAATTACTTCGCCAACTTCGACAAACGACGTAATGGCTTCATAGCCAGATTCGGTAAAGTTTGCGGGATCTTCTGCTATTACTGAGAGTTTTGTGCCTGTACTCGTGAGCTTAGCCATACATTACCCCTTATGCCGCAACGCGGACGATGGGTGTATTAATCTCGACCTGAACGGTAGAGCCGACCATAGAGTTTGCGGAACCTGGGGCCTTGGTGTAGCTGAAGATCCGGGCGCTGTAATAGTCAATTGAGCCGTCTTGATACTCAATTTTCACAGAGTGCTGCTGGTTCTTAGTCGAGCCTTCAACACCGTCAGCAAGAACCAACTGGCCAGCGTCTTCAGAGTCAAATTCCAGACCCATAGACTGGCTGCCAAAGTTAATAAAGCCTTTGAACTTCTCGGTGATGCCGGTGGCAAGGGGATTTGATTCAACGACTTGGACGTTTGGGCCGTATTCTGGGAGGTCAATAACTTCGCCGACCACGACGAAGCTCTGAGCGGCATAATCTACGGCGGTAAAAGAGGCGGGGTCTCCCGCTACTACGGAAAGGATTGTACCGGTACTGGTAAGTTTAGCCATGGGTGTGCTCCAAATTTGGATAATGCCGTCATCGCGACGGGAAACAGTCCTAGAAACTGCTTGTGGGAGTATACCATATTCGAGGGTAGGGGAAATAGCGGGAGGGCAGGCATAAAAACCCCACAAAAGCGGGGCTAGATAAAACAGGGCGTCATCACGACGAGCCATGAACCATCTTAACCTGTATACGGGATGGTGACAATAACCGATAGCCGGTCATCATCTGGCTGTATCTCAAAGCTCCACGGATTGCGCTGCACACGAACCAATCCTGTGATCGTGGCGTTCTTTAGGAATGCCGCCTTGACTTCATCCGCT